ATATATAGCTCTCTTTATTGTCGAAAGCATGAGAGGTTTCCCCTGCTCTGCTAATGTTACAATCTCATCAACATATGCTTTACGAGATTCGCTTAACTCTTTATACCAATCAGATGACTTAAGACTACTCGCGAATTTAACATAATCTCCAGCAATAGGTCCCGGTTTTACAAATTGACCAATCTGCTCCTCGAATAATGTATTAAACTTACTCATTTGAATTATTTATTCTTTTAAGCACTTTAAAATTAAATAATTATAGATGGCTCTTAAATTAGATATACTCAAAGACGCGAAGAATACTGATAGTTTCCGCTCATATTCATATGCAGATATACATCTAGACCTAGAACTTAATAGTCATACATCAGATAAAACTGTTGGTGCCAGTAAAAACGCGCAAGATCTAAAATTAAGCTATGATGAGAATGCAATTTATAACTCAATAAGAAACATTTTTAATACAAAGAAAGGTCAAAAAATACTTACACCAACCTTCGGATTAGATTTAGAGCAGTATTTATTTGAAAATATTTCTAAAGAGAACGGTGAGTTAATAGGTACTACGATTTTTGAAGAGTTGTCGTTATACGAACCCAGGATTATAGTAGATAATGTAGATATTATTGCTCGACCAGATCAGAACGAATATAAAATCAGTATATCTATAACAATACCGTCCTTAAATAATAAAAAAGGGACCGCTAACGGCTTATTAACATCAACAGGATTTAATTATTCATAAAATGGCAAAATTTACACAATTCGACCTACCAACAGACGCATATGCAAGCTTTGATGCTCAAAGCTTGAGAGATCTAATTATATCTAGAATTAATAACGACACCACTATTAATTTTACAGATCAAAACTTCGAGGGTAGTAATATTTCTGCCCTTATAGATATAATCTCATATTCGTACCATACATTACTATTTTATTTAAATCAAACTAGTTCAGAGAGTAATTTCAATGATGCAGAGTTATATGAAAATGTAAATCGTATAGTTAAACTTATTGACTATAAACCTGTAGGAAAACAATCAAGTGTATTACCAATAGAAATAAAAGGCACATCTGATTTATCCGCTGGTTATTATACAGTACCTAAATTTACATTTGCTTCTGCTGGAGGAAAAACATTTACATTTACCCAAGATCTTACATTTGAAAAATTAACATCTGAAACAGAAACAATAACAGCAACCGGTAATCAGTTATTATATGAAGGTACTGTTGAAGAATATCCGATTATTAATCCTATAGGAGAAAAATTTGAAACTATCAGCTTAATGCCCGGCAGAGATATTATAATTGATCATTTTAATATTTCTGTATATATAAAAGAAATTAATAACCAAAATAAATGGTATGAATGGAAAAGAGTTCCGAGTATTTACCTAGCAAATGCAAATGAAAGAGTATTTGAAATTAGATACAATGAAAATAAAACATACGAGCTTAAGTTCGGAAACAATGTTAATGGAAAAAAACTAACTCAAGGCGACCAAGCTGCTATTTATTATCTCAAGTCAACAGGTGTTGATGGAAAGGTAACTAAAAATACATTTGTAGATAACAATATTAATATATATAATACAGCGCAATATGATGAGATCTTAGCTGACGTAAAAGACACTTCGTTAAACTTCCTTACAATTGCCACAGCAATAAATGTCAATATTAGTAACACAGAGGATAGTACAGATTTTGGAGAAGAGGAAAAGGTATCTGAAATAAAACAAAACGCACCAAGATTTTTTAGTTCAGAATATAAATTAACTACTAAAGGAGATTATAAGAACTTCATCCAACGGAATTATAAAAATTTAATATATGATGTAACAGTACAAAACAATAGTGATTATACTAATGATTATTTAAAATATATTAACGATGAATTAGGTCTAACAGATTATACTCTAGATACTAATGCATTATTTAATCAATATTATTTTGCAGATAGTGCGGATATAAACAATATATATTTAACTATTGTTCCAAACTTACGTAAAAATAAAACAGTGGTCACACGATCAAATTATCTATCGAATGCTTTAAAAGAAAAAATAAGAAGCGAGATTGAAGATTACAAATTACTTAACAGCGAAATCGCATTTATTGATCCAGTGTATTTAAATTTAGATTTATCACTAACAACATCTGGAGAAAAGAATAAAACGTCATATAAAGACTATACTGAATTACATATAGTACGAGACGCTAGGACACTCATAAATGAAGAAGACTTAAAAACAAAAGTTTTTAATATTATTACGAAGTATGTTAATACTATTAATCTTGGAGATGTAATAGATGTTAGATATTTAAATAACGAGATAGAAAAAATATCCGGTCTAGAAGAAATAAAAACAGTAAGAACAGATACAAATAGATCAATACCAGGTCTTTCATTGTGTATATATAACCCAATATATAATGGCAGAGATATTAAAAGTATAGACACTAGACACAAACTTAAACCATATCAAATACCATATATTGAGAATTCAATATTATTTAAAAATAAAATTAAAGTAAAGTCTACAGTTACTAACAAACGTGTTGTTGAATATTAATGGCCGATAATACTGAAAATTGCCCTCGATCTGTTGCAGTGCCTATATCGGTTTCTGCTAATACATCTAGTTCGGTTCCTACAGCAACAGCGCTTCACTCCGCATCAGCAACAAATAGCGGGTTTACAAAAATATCTGAATTCACACTTACTGCAAAACTTACCGGAGACGAACTATCAATAGAAGATTATCTTTCTACGAAATTATCTAATACAACTGCAGTATGGGATTTTGGAGACGGATATAGTTTAAGTGCTACTAATGCAATAACAACTAAACACAAATATAAAGTACCGGGAATATATACAGTATCAATGTATTTCTATGATGGAGATGGAAACGCGTATATTAATACATTTACTGAAAGTCTATCTATTTATAATTATATTTCAACAGGTGTACAAATAGATACAACGAAGACTCCCGGGATGACCGCAGTAGATTTCGGTGCACAAATACCTGCTAGTTCAAAAGACAATAGCTTTGAGGTAGGTGTGAGTGCCTCTTGGCAAGATATAACAGATGACGGTAAATATACAATATATGTTACTGCTAGTGGTAGTAAGGCAAAACCATATGATACTAAAAATAAATACGCGCACTTAATACCGTATAATGCCTTTTATAATTATACTGATGGTGGGTTAATTGAAAGTGATATTGGATTACAATTTGAACTTAATAATCACTGGTATATTTTATCTGGTGGTAGTAAAATTCACGGTATTGCGACTTCAAAAGTTGATTATTTTAAGAATCTCGATTATGAACCGATATTATTAGGTGCTAGTATAACACCGCAGAAGGATGCAGCAACTATGGTCTCTATAGTTAATAGTGTTACAACCATACCACCGAGTATTAATAACGATGCTGCAACACCGATCCCGTACATAACATACTATGATGATATTCCAAACCAAGACACTGGTGTAAAATTATTATTTAAACTGGATACGAGCAAGCACAAAGTTAAAAACTTTTATGTGGATGAGATTGATAATGATATTAATTCAAGTAACCGAAGCTTTTTAGAGTCAAATAGCGTAGGTTATTACGGTGTTAGTTCAGATGCTGTTGGTAATGCGACTACAATAGAAGGATATACTGTCAAGATTACAAACCCAGCTGCTGTTTCTGCTTCATTTACTTCAACTGGGATGAAAGAAATGTCTGCTATTAATTATAAAAGACAAGGAGATAAATTTCAAGTCTTTATAGGAGTAGCTGATAAAGACTCAAATATACTAAAATTATATCCAGAATTTTTAAAAAAATCAACCCTTACATCAGATTATTCATTTTATACAACCTGGTCGAGTGGTGGTGATTTGCACACTAGCGTAATAAGCAGTATCAGTACAAATAAATTTCCATACAACACAACTACAGAAAACACCGAGATTAGTAGTTTTTTATATCTTAATATTAATCCATTAAGCGCCGGTACTTGGACTTTAAATGTAACAGGTAATGTACCTGGACTATCTAGTCAAAATATAGGTAGTGGTAACATTGGTATCGGTAATGTTGGGTACGGTAACGTTGGAGATGCATCAACAAATTATTTAACAGGTGCTTACACATTTACAGTTCTACCATCAACTAATGATGTTGAAGTATATAAAATAAATGAACATATAGATTATTCTCAGACAATAAAAAGTTATAGATTTCAATCATTCTTACATGAGTATGATAATTTATTTGATGGTATATTTACATCATTTGTCGGTGAAGCGAGTTCGAGTCCAACAGTATTTGGTAAAACAGTATTTGAAAAAATAGCTAACTTTGTCACTAATAATAATGATGTTGATTATTGTAATATGGATAATTTACAATCATTTTATGATTTGTTTAATGAAGATATAGATATTGTACTACCAACACCACCACCGGCACTAAAGCGGTTATATGATTTGTTTAGTATAAAAATTACAAAGCTATTAGGAGATTATGAACGGCAAGAGCAGAGCTTTAATTCAAACTTTTATACAAATTCAGCTGATAGTAGAAATATAGATTTTAATAATAAAATAACATCCTCAACATATACTGTTACAACAGCTGCTAATTTTATTGCGAGGCAAAGATTTAATAATGAATTTACTTTAATTAGACCTCAAAATGTTTGTAGTAAGTCTGTATCTGGCGCTAATACCCATATATTATCTGCATATCCATTATCTTCTTATAATGCATATAGTAACTGGGGATGGCCGTTAGATACATCTGTATCTGGGTCAAGTGGCCTAGATGGGTTCTATGATTTTTATCCATATACTACATATGCTACAACATCATCAAATGAAAATATTAAAAATAGTATTATAGATTTTAATAACGAGTATACAACTGTTACCCGAAGTAATTCTTCTCTAAGTGCTAATTGGGAAAATACCGGTGGGGTAATATATAAAAATTTAGATTATCAAATAAGAAAGGGCCTTAGTATATGACAATAGACTTAAACACAACTAACCCGCTATCGTTCCTCGAATGGAAAGCCTATTACGAAGACATTTCTGATGCCGCTGAACTATCAATAAGATATAATAATTATCTCATTGAATGGAAAGATCAAAAACAAGTTAATGCAAATACTAATACTGATTATGCAAAGAGTATTTATATACAGTTTATAAGCAATTTAAATTTATCATCCCTTGATAAAAATGTATCTCGATTTATCGAAAGGATAGATACAGATGATATATATGAACTTGAATTATCTATCCATTATTTTGCTGAAATAATTCAATCCCAATTAAAAAATGTCCGAGACTTACGAGAGGAAGTTAAATTTTCTACAACAAAAAATAAACTAAAAACATCTAAACTAGGTATACAAAAATATATAAAAAATTATATTGCTAGATTGTTGAATAGTAATGAGTTTATAACAGAGAATACTAGCACAAATGTTAGTGATATTAATATTGAAAAAATTGCAAATAGTATATCTGTTAATTTAAAGAATTATATATCAGACGAATTCGTATATGAAATACACAATATAGATAAAGATTTAATTTTAAATATTGCTAGAAAAGTTCTTAATGAAGTCTCCAACGTACTACAGGTACTATCAATAAACAAGAACGGAAAACAATTAAAGGTTCAACTTAATAATATATCTACACCTAATAGTATGTTAAGTATCAACGAACTGTTTACAAATTTCGAAAGATTACCTGGTAGATACTTTAGAGGGGAAGATAAGACTTTAGATAACTTAAAGTTTACTCATGAAAAGGGATTAATAGAAAAATATCTAGCAAATGATTTATATCATTTATCTGGTAATAAACAAAATGCTAAAATAACACAATTGTTTAATAACACTAACCCGACAAATAACTTAACACAAAGATATAATCCTAACTTATACAGTACACCACTTAACATAAAAAGTACTGATATTTTTCCATATCAATTATCGTTTAAAAACACTGGAACAACAAATTTCTATTCTAATGGTTTAACATTTAATATTAATTTATCCACATTCAATGGTAGAGAATATGTAGTACCAAATCCTTATAAATATGAACCAGGTGTTAAAGCAGTTGGGTATATTAAAAGTAGTATAACAGGTAACATTCTTCGTAATATAAAAATAAAGCAAAGAACACCTCTAATTTTTAAATCAAAAAATAGTACATATAAAAATGATACTCAAGGAGCATCTGTAGATGTTTATAATAATAAATTACTTCGTAACTACGGATATCAAAGCCAAGAGAATAGTTTAGAGTATTCTATCGCAGGTATAAACAGAAGAGAAGATAATATAAGTTTCTGGAACGATGCTCATGGTCAAATAGATTGGAAGAATACTGATACATATCCGATAAGTGTATTAAACTCTTATCCAGAAGCTTCTAGATTAGATGATCTACTGATAACTAACAAGACAGGTATTAAATTACGTAGTGATATATATGGTAATGAGTTTTATTTTATAAAGCCCGTCTACCCAAAGAGATACGCAGGAACAACATATATAGAAGCTGAGAGTACAACAACAGCTGGTTGTACAACTGCAGCAGATTATTATGATGGATTATATTTTGATCCATTATTAACAGCTTTATCTTCAACTGAATATGAAGCGTCTGGAACTTTATATTCTAGTGTAACTGGAATGTATGATTACTTTATTACAAGTCATGTTTTACCTGCATCTGGTACTCACTGTTCAACAAGTGGATGGGGAGATCAATTTTCTGCACCATTAACTGGGTTTTCTTGTTCGGCAGGAGACCTAGGTACGTTATTTAGTGATGCATTATCATGTGGATCAGTTTCTGCAGTATCAGCTATTGACGGCGGACCATTTATAAATCATCCTGGTACATCTACAGATTTATTAAAAGGGTATTTTACTGATACTACTGTACCATATTTTACAATTGATGCAACAGCAATATATTCAAACACAACAACTACATGGGAATTATCAACAACAAATGAAATAGCAACATCCGCAGTAAGATTATTTGATCAACAATTTATAAGCGCAGGAGAGATTTATGTAAGAAATATACATACACAGATGGTCGATCCTTTGTCAACAGCTTTTGTAAATGTATTTAATAAACATACAACAGGAGATACAAAGTCTAATATTCTATCAACAAGTAATATATTAGACTTTGATGTTATTGAAAATACAATTTATATCCAAACATCAGCAGAAACAGTAACAGAATTATATGACTTTGTAGACGGTACATTTAAAAATAATGCTAGTTCGAAATCTATAGTAACGTAGTAAATAATTAATATGTTTAGTGCCAAACAATCAGATATATTTTACAACGATGAAACAAAAGAAATGTTTGTTTGTACGGTAAGTTCTATCTCTGCTGATAGATGTGATGGTAGTGATGACAGTACTGTATATGGTGCTGTACCTTTAATATATAAAATTGACAAAAACACAAATTATAAAAGTAGAGTATATCCAGAAGATTTAACCGCGTTCGAATTATCTGCTTCAGATTTATTTGATTTAACTCCTACTTGTCCAGAAGGTACAAATTTTAATTCTATAACAAAGCCTCTTATTAATTATAATAAAACTACAGCAAGATATTCAGTTACATTTTTAGGTAGATATAGTGCTGATACTGAAGGATTAGGAATTAATAATTATATTTTTAAACATGTAGATACTAAATTTCATTTATTAGATTCAAATGTATATATACCTAAAAGTAAATTTACTGATGATCAATTTACATTTGAAAACGGTCATTTAAATTCTGATTTATATATAGTTGGTAATACTATTAGAAACGATAAACCATCATGGTTTAACCCTGTTAATGTAGAAGTGGAGAGGTCAACCGACTATCAAATTGCTCCTATGTATGTACAAGCGACAAGTAGTTTAGGGTTTAATTTAGCATTAGGTAATACAAATGTAGCTGTTGATAACCTTTCTGGTAATGTTGCTTTCCCTTTCATGTATAGTGGAGGATTTATAAGTTATAATCCAAAGTATACAGCTTATGATCCTGAATATACTATAAGAGTAGATTTTAGAGCAAGATCATTTAACGTGCCTTCACCTACTGCATATGCTAGTTCTCAATCAACAGGCCAGTCAGCTACAAGATGGATCCAACAATATGCACCTGCAGGTGCTGGTGAAGGTTTTTGTGTTTCGTTTTTTAAGAATCCTCCGAAGAATTCTTATATAATACCTAATGGTATTGGTTCAACTCTAGGCTACGCGAAGGCATTATTTAGTACAAATGAAGTTGCTGGGACAGCACAAGAAACAGATGGCCTATATGTTCATAATAATTGGAATCCGTATACTGGAATAAAGGCAGATGATCCTGGAAAATATCAAATTACCAGCAACATTGGTAGTGGTAATTTAGGAAGCTTTGGTCCAGCAGAAAGCTTTCTTGGAATTGGATTTGATATTGGTGGTAATTTTGCAAGTACATCAGAAGATAAACCTGGATGGTTTAATGGTACATCATATACAGCAACTCCATGTTCTATTGGTATACGAGGTAGTTCATATTATAACACACAAGTTCTAACCTCCTTCGCGATGAATACAGTTGCGGCTTCTTCTGTACCAATGCATACTTCAGCTGCCGACGCGGTATTTGTAGATTATAGAATCGATTTATCAAATAAAGGAACTAAAGTTACACTATATAATAAGCTTACAAGCGCTACAGATTATAATACTATAGCAGAATATAGATTAAATCACACTTGGGGGAGCATTGGAGAGGGTAATGTAGGAGATACTCAAGGTGGTTCTGTTAAATATCAACCATGGTATGGAATGCAATCAGAAGATCAAAAAGAAAATAATATACTACCACCTTTAAATGTAGGTTTATCTTTTACTACTAGTACTAACGTAAGTAGGTTTGAACTTCATAAATTTGAAGTTACTGGTGTAGTTGTTAAGAATCCGTGGGAAGAAAAAGAAGTACAAAAACCCACAACCGGAGTAACAAAGAAAATAGATTACTTACAAGAATCGTCTAAGAATTTACGTAAAAAATTACTTAATGTAGAATCTGAAGAGCTGGTAGACGTGGAGATGATTATACCTGCAAAGGATACAATAGCCAATACACTTAGCGAAGAAATAAATAGGCCGCAAATTACACTATGTGATGGAAGTAATCCTGAAATTATAGAAGATGATGCAGATATTAAAATTTCAGGAATAAATTCAGATCAAGTCGATAAAATCATCCAAGTAGCGGAGCGAGGTAAGCTTCCTAAAACACCATCCGGGGTAACTACTATCAAACGCGTAGGTAGGGATTTAGAGGTTGATGCTGTATGGTATGATGACGGTGTCGTAGAAATAATTAGGTGGGATTCTTGGCTAAAATGTAGAATACCTAATTCTGGGTTTACATATCCAGTAGAGGAAGAGGTTCGTATACCGATGCCGTCTACAGGTCAAACACATCAGTCTGCAGGACTGGATGCAAGTCTAGTGGGGGGAACTGCTGCCGCGCTAGCCACGCAAGGGAAAGCCAAGATCGATGAATCTCCGCTAGCTTGGGAAAATGAAAAGGCCGCCGGGACGATGTCACAGCAGGGCCGCGCCGGTGAAGGAACAACTACAACTAATACAGGTGGTGTGAGTAAGGGAATGGAGAATGTTTTATCCATGAACATCCCGATTACCGAGGCTGCTCAAGAAACATATACCGCACCTCCTGCGACTCACACAGGTCGAGCAGCTTGGTGTGTGTTAACTGATAGAAAATATACCATATGGGTCCAGGTTCTAGTTTTAGATAAGTTTGCCGAGAATCACGATAACGATTATAATGATTGGTTTGTAGCGCACCCGTTTGGTGGAAAAGAACCTGAACGCGGTAGAGGTGGTAGTGACTCTCTGGTTGCTAATAATATATTAAAAAGTATAATAAAAGCATTTATTCAATTAGACAAACCCGATCCAAATCAGTTACATTACGCCCTTCAATGGAGCGCATTACCGGAACAGCCAACCGCCTTAGTCAAAAATGAACTATTGACGAGGAAAAGAGAAGATGGTAGTTTTTATATTGGCTCGAGACCAGCTGACTGGGTAGAAAATTTTAAACAAATAGGTTTTATGTCTGTCCCGATGGATAATACAAAGGCAGGAGGAGTCGCAATTAAGAGCGGTACTCTTGTACCTGGTACAGAAGGAACAGAATTTTTTGGAGACACATGGGCGTGTGCTGCGACATGGGAGCTTCCAGCTGATTCTCGTGATGGTGATCCTATACACAAGGGCATTAAACCGATCGGTGAACCAGTCAAACAATTACAGTTTATAGGATAATCCATGAATACGTTTACATATACAGTAACAGCAACACCGTTACCTGCGGCAGGGACTAAGACTAAGTCTCAGTCGCTGACTGGTACTACTAATGTTACGTTTTCATTATCGGGTCTATCTGCTTATGACGCCTCCACTGACTATAGAATGAATAAAGTTGTTGTTGATTTTGATGACGGAGAAGAATTAGTTATAACAAGGCCACTCTCAGCAACTACAATACCATCTTTAACTGGTAATACATTTAAACATATAATACAGACCGACATTGTCGACCAAGCTAAGAGACACGTATATTTTACAATTTTTAGAGACGATCTAAAAGTAGATGTTGTGGACTTAAAATTCACAATGTTCCAACCACCTATTACTACTTACGAAGATATTAATTTACTTAAAACAGATTATTTTAATAATGATACAGATGATGAAAAGGTATTATTAACATTTATTAATAAAAATCCAGAAGTATTAGGATTAAGTTTATTAGATTTAGATATACCTGACAATGCAAGTTTTGATCCATTAATAACAACAAAACAAGGATTAAGTACAAATGAATTTAACGTAGGGTTTACAACTGAATATATACAAACACAAGCATCAGAGTCTAATTCAGGAGGCGCTATTCAGGTAAATCTAGGTAACAATCTCAATGCAATGGGGTTACCTAAAGAAAACGGTAAAGTATCTTTCAAATGGAGAACAAGAGCCGCAGAAACCGCAACAAGTGGTAATACTAATGCAGTAATAAACTTACCTAATAACCCAACATTATTTTATGTTCCATTAACAGCCAATTCTGGATTCGTACACTTAAGCGGATTCTTAACATGGAATTGCAACGATTTATTAAAAGATATAGATTTAAGTACAAAAACAATAACAATACCATTAATTGATATTATAGGTACTAAAACCACCTTTAATTTATCAAATTATTACTTTACTAATGTAAATGTTGGTGTAGGTACATCAACGACAGGGCTTGTCTCTGGTGGATATTTTTATGTGGATTTATACGATGTCGCAGGATGTGATTCATTAACAACAACAACTAGTACAATTACAGCGTTTGTAAATTACTAATACAATTAAATAATTATATGGCCATAGAAGATGAAATTATTAATATTACCGATATTGATGTAGGCACGGAAATATTAAACAACGATAAGCTGATTATCGAGACTAATAATGGTACTAAGCTACTAGCCTTTAAAGACTTAGTTATTGGTGAAGATAACATTACATTTAGAGACAAACTCGTACAAGGAGCTGACGCAACAGGAGAATCATCTACTACGTTTACTACTGTTACAGGGCACAATATATTAACATCAGATACTACTGCAGGTCATTTAATAAAGTATGTAGATATTAGTGGTACTATTGAATTAGGTAAATTTAACTATGATCGAGTAGCTCAATTTGCTTCACTATCTGCAACAATCGCTCAAAATGAAAGTGAAATTAGTTTCTTAAAATCAGAATTAAATCTAATTAAAACTACGTTTAGTAGTTCAAGTGCATTAAGCTCAACAGCACTTACTCTATCGGCGGTAAATTTCTATTATCAAAATGGCGCATCTACGACTGGCTCCGGGGGAGATATAAAATTTACATCCGATGGAGTTGTTGTAGACCCAACAAAAACTAATGCAGAAGTTTCACAAAATCTTAACCCATTCTCTATTACATACCCTGATGATTCATCATATGTAGGTAGTTATATAATGTTTACTTTAAACTTTGATACTCATAAAAGTCGTAGTCCAAGATTAACGATATATAAAACAACTGTTGCTAATGGTGCAACAAGTCCTGTATGGTCATATACTATGGCAAAAACAGCGTCAACGACCAACCGGGTCTTTGCTCATTCTCATATAGAATATGTCGCACCTGGAGATAGAATTACACTTACATCCTCTCAACATATTAGTAAAGTTAACTTTAAAGGTTTTAAATTAGCGACATAATGAAAGTCAATTCTATTAACACAGACAGTATTGTGCCAGTTGAGTATAGTCATACTCATGACAGTAAAATACTGTTCCGTAAATATAGAGAGAATTTCGACTTTGGACTAACAGTAGATCAATATTATTTTAATAAAGACGCAAAAGATAAAAAAACTAATTATAATACTCAATATACTCTTACCGATTTACAGCCGTTATCTACGATAGCTGAAATAGACATTCCATTTACAGATAGTGCAGTTCGTTCGTTTACAACAACTATACAACAAACAGTAACTGGTGTAAACAAATATCTTAAAACCATATATACATATGAAACTGAATCATATAAATCTGTATCTGCAGAATTTGTAGACACCTCTGAATATAATACTTTAAGTAGTGAGTTTTTCTTTACATTTAATGTTAGTAGTTTGTCAGCAGATAATCATACACAAGTTGAAGATAGAATTAGTATAAGTCAAGAATATGA